CCAACAGGTTGGAAGCTGCTCTGTATCGTTCCTGAAGTTGAAGCAAAGATTGCTGGCACGTCACTGGATCTCGTGAGAGATACAGCCACTATGCGCCAAGAAGAACACGCCACAACGGTGTTGTTTGTATTGCGTGTAGGCCCCGATGCGTACAAAGACAGCGCCAAGTTCCCCAACGGAGCATGGTGTAAAGAAGGCGACTTCGTCTTGGTACGTACTTACTCTGGCACAAGATTCAAAATCTTTGGCAAGGAGTTCCGTCTCATCAACGACGACCAAGTTGATGCTGTTGTGCAAGACCCCCGCGGCTTAACCCGCGCTTAAAAGGAACGTTATGAAAGACGAATTTAAATTTCCTGACGAAGTAGAAGCGAAGAAGACCCCTGACGTCGAATTTGAAATTGAAGGCGAAGGGGATGTTGACATCGAGATTGAAGACGACACGCCTGCCCAAGACAGAGGCCGCAAGCCTTTGGACAAGGAAGTTGTTGACCCAACCGATGAAGAGATTGAGTCTTATTCGGACAAAGTTAAATCGCGCATTAAAGAGCTGACACACGCACGCCACGACGAGCGCCGTGTCAAAGAAGCGACAATGCGCGAGAAACAAGAGCTGGAGCGTCTTGCACAGCAGTTGATTGAGGAGAACAAACGCCTCAAGAAAAACGTCTACACAGGCCAAGAAGCAATCATTGCTGGTGCCAAGTCAAAAGCTGAAAGCGAACTAGAAATGGCTCGCCGCAAGCTCAAGGAAGCACAAGAATCCTTTGACACGGATGCCATCATTGCCGCTCAAGAAGCTGTGATGGATGCCAAGATTAAAGTTGAACAGACAAAAAATTATCGTCCTACCCCTTTACAGGAAGAAAAATTTGATGTACAACCGCAACAAACCCAACCTGAGAAGGTTGAGCCCGACGAAAAAACTCTGCGCTGGCAGGCAAAAAACCAGTGGTTCGGTGCTCAGGGGTTTGAAGAATACACCAGCTACGCACTAGGGCTGCATCAAAAGCTAGTCACAAACGGAGTGGACCCCCGCTCTGCTGAATACTTCGAGCAAATTGATGCTCGCATGAAGTCAACGTTTCCTGATCTATTTGGTCGAAGCGAAGACAAGCCAAGGTCTGGTGAGGTTCAACGGAAACCTACAACAGTGGTGGCCTCTGTGTCTCGTTCTACGAGCGCAGGAAAAATCAAGCTGACGACAACGCAAGTTGCGTTGGCGAAGAAATTAGGTTTAACCCCGCAGCAATATGCTGCACAAGTAGCGAAACTGGAGAACTGAAATGGCTGAAACTATCGACCGCAAAAATCGTGATCTGACGACACGCGAAAAATCCGCCCGTGCTGTATACGTACCGCCGAGCAACTTGCCTGATCCAACGCCTGAACCGGGCTGGGTGTACCACTGGGTGGCTACGCACGTTCTGGGACAGTCGGAAGTGACCAACGTATCGCGCAAAATGCGTGAAGGTTGGGAGCCGGTGAAGGCAGAGGACCATCCAGAATTGATGATGGTTGGGAATGATAAGACTGGCAACGTCGAAATCGGCGGCCTCATGCTCTGCAAGATGCCTAAAGAGAAATTCGATGCCCGTAAAGCTTATTACGACCAGCAAGCTCAAAACCAGATGGACTCAGTTGACAATAGCTTCATGCGACAAAATGATCCACGCATGCCGTTGTTTGCCGACCGCAAGTCGACTTCAACTCGTGGTGGATTTGGTTCTGGTTCCAAATAAACTTTAGGAGTCCTTAAATGGCATCTACACAAACCCCTTACGGTTTTCGAGCCGTAAATGAGTTGGGTGGCCTACCATACGCTGGTAGCACTCGCTCGTTCCCCCTAGACCCTGCCGGTTACGCCGTCAACATCTTCAATGGATCGTTGGTGTACGTGGCTGCTTCAGGTTACCTGCAACTCGTGACTGCGACTGGCGCTGACGCAACTACCAACTACTTCCCCACAGGAAGCGGCGGTTCTGCAACCAACACAGGCGCTATCGGCGTTTTCGTCGGTTGCTCCTATGTGAACGCACAAGGTCAAACGATCTTTTCACAGTACTACCCAGCTAACGCTGTGAACGCTGTTGCTTTCGTCATTGATGACGACCGCGCTGTGTTCTCCGTGCAAGCTAACAACACTGTGGCTATATCTGCTTTGGGTACAAACGTGTTCTTGGCTAACATCCAGAGCACAAGCACTGGTTCTACAACCACAGGCAATAGCAACATCGCTGTCTCTGCTTCTAGCACTGCCGCGACCGCTGCTTTCCGCATTGTTGGTTTTGTAAACAATGCTCAGTCCCAACCGGGCGACGCTTATACTGATTTGCTGGTGAAGTTCAACCCCGGCTACCACTCATACACCATTGCAATTGGTCTGTAAGGAGTAATTAACCATGGCTATTTCACGCGCACAACTACTTAAAGAGTTGCTCCCCGGCCTGAACGCATTGTTCGGCATGGAATACGCTCGCTACGGCGAAGAGCACAAAGAAATCTACGAAACAGAGAAATCTGAGCGTAGCTTCGAAGAAGAGACAAAGCTTGCTGGCTTTGCTTCTGCTCCCGTCAAGAATGAAGGTCAAGCCATTGCCTATGACAATGCGCAAGAAGCCTTCACCGCACGCTACAACCACGAGACAATCGCTCTGGGCTTCAGTATCACTGAAGAAGCTGTGGAAGATAACTTGTATGACTCTTTGTCTGCTCGTTACACCAAAGCTTTGGCCCGTGCCATGTCTTACACCAAGCAAGTTAAAGCCGCTTCCGTTATCAACAACGGTTTCAACGGTTCATACTTGGGTGGTGACGGCGTCACTTTGTTCGGCAACAACAGTTCTAGCACTCGCGTTGGTCACCCCCTCGTTAGCGGTGGTGTGAACTTCAACAGCCCAACAACTGGCGTTGACTTGAATGAAACATCTTTGGAAAACGCCGTGATTCAAATCGCAGCGTGGGTGGACGAGCGTGGTCTGTTGATCGCCGCTAAGCCCCGTAAGATGGTTGTTCCCCCAGCACTGATGTTCGTTGCCAAGCGCTTGCTTGACACCGAGTTGCGTGTACAAACTGCTGACAACGATATCAACGCGTTGAAGCAGATGGGTGCAATCCCTGAAGGTTACACTGTTAACCACTTCTTGACCGACAGCAACGGCTGGTATTTGATTACCGACGTGCCAAACGGCATGAAGCACTTCGAGCGTATCGCCTTGCAAAACAGCATGGACGGTGACTTCGATACAGGTAACGTTCGTTACAAAGCCCGTGAGCGTTATAGCTTCGGCTGGTCTGATCCCCTCGGTATGTGGGGTTCTTCAGGTTCTTAATTGAACTTGTGAAAAGGGGGCTTGTGCCCCCTTTTCTTTTCGTGTATATTGACTTCATTCCGGGCTTTCCCGGTGTTCTTACAGTCCCGGCTGACGACATGCAGATAGAACACCACAACTTGCATGTAAGGAATAATCATGGCAAATACCACGTTTAACGGCCCAGTTCGCTCGCAGAACGGCTTTCAATCTATTTCTATTGACTCTACTACTGGCGCAGTCACTGTCGACGCCACATTGGGCGCAGCCACTAGCGTGACTAGTGTTACAGCTTCTTCTTTCCTTAGACTAACCCCCATTCTGACAGCCGCTTTGCCCACAGCTGCCGCTGGCAATGCTGGCCAAGTTCGCTTGATTAGCGACAATGGTGCAGGTAACAACGAATACTGCCTCGTGATTTCTACTGGCTCTGCTTGGGTTACCGCTATCGGCGCTGCTCTGAGCTAATCAACCCATGGGGCTTCGGCCCCGTTTTTAAAGGAGATTGATTATGATGCAAGGTGATGTATTAGCCACGCACCGAAACTCGTCGGGCACTGTGTATGCACAGCGCACGAGGGTAAAGGGTTTTTCAGTTTGCGGAGTAGCCAGCCAAACTGGCACGTTGCTTTTGAGAAACGGCGGCGCTTCTGGGCCCGTTTTGATTGAAATCGACATTCCATCCAACTCAAACCCCAACTCTTTTTATGTGGCAATTCCGCAACAAGGCGTTTTGTTTTCAACAGACGTCTACGCCACGATAACCAACATTGCGTCAGTGACGGTGTTCTATGGCTAAGAGTCCAGCATGGCAGAGGAAAGAAGGCAAGTCCGAGAAGGGCGGCTTGAACGCCAAGGGACGGGCCTCGTACAACAAGGCAAACCCCGGCAAGCCGGGCCTGAAGGCTCCCC